GAGAGCGTATCCGCAAAGGCTCAGGCGAGAAAATGAGAAAGCCTGGATCAAAGGGCGCTCCAACCGCATCAGCATTTAGACAGTCGGCAAAGACGGCAAAAAAAACACGCAGAAAAAGCAAGCGGTAACGGCATCAATTTGGTCGTTTTATATACATTTCAATGTATATGTGTATAGGAAAGCCGAAAAAATATACACATGACATCCTTGAGTGTCGGCTTAACTGCCGTCAAACGCATTATGAAGCATACTCATTAACTGATCTAGCAGCTCGCAGCGCATCTTTGGGTGTTACCGCCAAAATGTCTAGATAATAAATAGTCATCGTGCTGCGCCTTTGTTTGAGTGTCCAGATGTAATCAAATAGGTTATCAATGTGATCGGTCTGGTCATGCTCAACTCCACCCATAAAAGCACCAAAATTATCAAACAAGAAAAACTTGCTGTAACCCTTGATGGTCAAGTCATAGATCAACTTTTTAAACAACTCTAGCTGTGTTTCAGTTTGGTAATCAGCCTCAAAATAAATCATAGGCTGCTGTTCAAACTTGTACGAGTTCAGCACATCGTAGTCCATGCCATCCACATCCACTTTGATTAAATCATGCTTATAACCAAATTCTTCTATGACGGCTTGCAGAGGAACGCCAACTGTACCGATAGTGTTTTTCATAATGCGAACTTTAGTTTTGAGCTTTTTCTCCACCAATTTTGCATTTTGTTGCAACGCATCATAAACATTAGCCTGCGGTTCAGCGCAAAAGAAGTTGAGTTTAGGATTAGCTTGTGCCATCGCTGCCATCGTTGCACCGACATTAGCACCGACATCAATTACATCACCTTTCAAAGACTTGGCAAGGTGGGGTAAAAAGCGGTCATAGAGCTTATGCTGCTGCTGATAGTAGGGCAGAGTATGACCATCGGTCATCTCGATTGTGAGGTTGTTTATTTTATATTTCATGGCGCTGGTGTTAACCCACCCTCAAAAATATAACTACCCATGTGACCTAAATGCGCCCAGGGCGCTGCGTAAACCTTGCCACCTGCCATTCGCCAAATACGGCAAAAATGATAATCCTCAGATAACAAGCGATTGGTGTCTGGTTCAATCGAAGTAGCAAAAAACTCTTTAATCTTGGCTTGGTTTTTAAGTTGACCTGATAGATCACCCACATCGTTAGTGTACTCAGGTACTTTTTTAGATAGCTTAGTAAATACTTTTCGTTTAATCAGCATAAATCCTGTACCGCCATTAAAGATCTCAACAGGCTCATTGACAGGCACAGTTACTTCCCCTGCATAACCTACTAAGTTCACTACAAAGCTGCCTGTGTGGTGTTTAAGCTGATCTACAGGCGTTTGTCGATCTATTGCTTGTTTAACCGTATTCCAATTAATTTCTTTTTTGGGGTAAATGCCACAAATAATGTCTTTATCTGCTTCTATCATCCTGACTATATCTTCTGGGTTAAACCGAATATCAGCATCAATAAACATCAAGTGAGTGCAATCGCCTTGCAAAAAAGTATGGGTTAAAGCGTTCCTAGCCCTGGTAATTAAACTCTCATTAAACATAAAGCTGTACTGAGCGCCAATTCCACGACTAGAAAAAACATTGTTTAACTGCAATACCGACTGGGTATAGTATCCAGCGCACATACCCCCATACATAGGGGTGGCAATAAAAAGTTTAGGTTGTTCTGGTACTGCTTCTTTTTTATTTGGCATAATTTTCTTTCAAAATGAATTTGTTTGTTTTGTTAAAAAGTTAATTCTTTTTCTAAATGGTTAATGTTTTTAAACCAATTCTTAGGAATACACACACATTCTTCAGTTCGAATTTCATGGTTTCTGCGCATCATTTCACTATTAGGTTTTCCTTCAATCGTAAAATACAGAAATTGATCATCAAATTGCACAAACATCATTGCCGTTACATTAAATTCTTTAGCTGTTTTTTTCATTGTGTCAAATTTCTTTTTGCTAAATCGAAAATCATCAAAATGACCAAAACGGTGAAAGCGCCTGCGGTATTCGCCAAGACCCAATAAATATTTTCCTGCCCTAAATTCCCAATCCCAAATGCTAAATTCATTTTGTGGATCAACATCAACTCCATGTAACATGGCCTGCAAAGACAAGCGCATAAACTCTTGATTAAACAAGTCTTGTGCAATTTGCCATTTTTTATGGCGGTTCATCCCTGTTTCCATTACACAGGAGTTACTTTAACCACCACAATGTCTTTTTTTACCTTGTGAATGGTAAACATATTGGTGCGGTGTTCTTTATTGACACGCTTACGATAGGCAATTTCTCTTTGTAAGATGTGCCAAAACACAGATTTAATCGGCATTATTTTCTCCTCTAATTGCTTTTTCAATCGCTCTTGCAAAATCAAAATAATCGTCTCTATCCACATCAACATTTTTATAAGTGTTGACATGATCAATAAAAACCCTTGCAATCATATCCGTAGTAAGTGGTTTGCATTTACAAGTTTCGTTGTTAACCATCCTTATCCCCTGTTAAATTAATTAGTGCCAGCTTGCTCAGTAGATGGCTGGCGCATCACACCTAACGGTTCTCTGTGAGAGAACTCTCCCCTGAACTGGGAGGGTATACATCAATCATTACCCGACAACCACCGTTTTTAATTGCTTGACCGCGAGTAATTTGTAAACTTTGCACTTGGACATCATCGTCATACACAATTCCAATAAGCGAATCCAAAATTGGCTTTAAAACATTGTCAATATCTTGTAAACGCTTATTTCTAGGATGTAAAACAATTTCTACCCAAACCACTTGATTGCCAAAATTGGGGGTGCGAAATTCAATGCAATACGCCATTACCGCGTTTTTGAACTCCACACCCCTTTTACTGATAAACCTGCGATGCCCACTAGCAATCCAGTAGTTATTAACTGATGGTGGGTAAGGTAGGTTTAAAACAATCATCAGAACGGTACTTCATCATCCCTGCGGTTAACTTCTTTAGGGTACTGTTGCTCGCCTTCTGGTCTCCAAGTATCTTCTGAAAGGCTCACCAGCTGACCTTTAGGAGTGTTATACATCCAAGCGGAAATTTTGATCTTTTCGCCTGCTTTGTAATCCCTAGAAATCATTAAATGACCTTTAAATTGAGGTGCTTTTTCGTGGGTGCGCTTGTCGTTGGTGTAAAGCACACCGCTGCCCATTCTGTCTATGTGTCCAGTTGCCATTATCTTCTCCTTAAAGTAGCAATTTTTTCTAACAATTTGGCAGTATGAGTGCCATTCCACGACTTCATAAATGCTTCGTTTGCATCACGCAAAGCATTGTGTTTTTCCAACTTTGTTTTATCGTCATACTTGGAAGATTCGTAAATCTTCTTAGATATTTCAAAAAATCCCTCTTGCCAATCCTCGGTATTTAGATAGACCGCGTAAGGCTCATCTGCTCCAGGGATGTATAAAGGGTACTTGTTTAACATCTTTCCTAAATTACCTTTAGGAGTAGAAACCTCGCCATTGTCTAGAACGGGAATGTCCTCCTCTATGGTTTCAATGGAAACGGGGGCAACTGAGACTTCTTGGACTTTGCCGAGGTCTTTGGGCGCGGGTTCAAAGTCTTGGACTTCTTCTGGGCTGTAGAATCCTGTAACACTTCCTGGGAATACCGATCTAATACCTTCAGATATGCAACGAGAGCGTAGCATAGCCCTGGGAAACCTTTGCCAACCTGATCCAGGCTTGACAAGCCCAATACGAGTTGCCTGTTCAATCGTCCAACTAACAGCAAGCTCTCCACCATTTGGGTGACTAAATATTCCTGTGACTTTTTCATCTGTGTATTCCTTCCAATCTACTTTTCCACCTGCATTTTGAAAACGAGCAAGCATCGCGTCAGCTTTAAGAGCTGGACGACCTTGAATAATGTGAAAATCTCTGGCAGCCGTAGCGGGGTGCAAACCTTCTGCTTGAGCTACTGCCATCAGAGCAAGAACGCTATTCTTGTCCTTCATACCAAATAAACCTGATGCTGCAATAGCACCCGCCATTTGGTCCATTTCATTAAAGCTAACAATGTTAGACATGGATCATCTCCGCTAAAGTTAAAACTGTATCAATGACCGCAGATGCAGCCATCACCCAAATTGCTATATCAATGTTGTTCATTTGACTAAGAACCTCCGAGAACCTGGCTGCTCGATTACAAACTTCTCATAAATATCGGGCATTGCCTGTTGAAAAAGGGTGGCTGAAAAGCGTTTAGAGGACTTTGCAGCCTTCCAAGTTGCTAACACCTCACCAGCGTAGGTCACCAGCTCAGAACGCTCTCCTAGAATGTTTCTGATCTGTACTTCTAAAGTTTCCTCAAGGCTCTCAAGATGCTTAATTTGATGCTTAACATCTTTAAGTTGAGAGACAGCCAACTCAATCTGCTGCGTAGCCATAACCGAGCCTTCAGTTACTGTAGGGTAGATGAGCTTAGTTTGCTCAATGGTTTCTGCAGCTGGCACAGTATCAGTCTGGCAATGCGCCCAAAATACTGCCATTTTTTGGATAAGGTCATCTTTTTCACTTTCCGAAATATCAAACTCAAAAGTCTGAAATTCTTGACCACCAAATAAAACGGCAAGATAAATCTTTTGCACACCATGGCAAGCAGCTTCATGAACCAACTGGGCATAATCCGCAGCAGGAATACGATTGGTATCGCTATCAAACTTGTTTCGGGTGGCAGCATTATAGTTTTTAGCCTCTACAAGAGATAAGCCATCAGCGCTAATAAAGTCAAAATGGCTACGAAACCAATCATGGCGAGGGTGAGTAATACTATAGTCAGCATCTTTTAACTCCATCTGGTGTTTGTCTTGAAACAATCTGCCAATCAGGGGTTGCATTACATGACCCATCTGGACAGCCTCTACCCCTGATAAATCAGGTGCTGGCATCTTGCCTTGTTTTTGCAGTATGGCATCTACCGCACGACCATTAGCAACCTTGCGAGAGTCACCACTCCACCAGGCACTATTGCGTACTTCGGGCGCAAAATCTCCTCGATCATTAGCCATGCTTATCTCCCAAAAGGTATGTTAGACAAATCATCTTGATCTTCAAATGAATACAACGGTCTTTGAATGTCCAGAGTAGCTTCTGCATCATTTAATGCAAAAGCCATATCAGGTGAACAATCTTTGCCATCAAACTCGATACGGCATTGGGTTACCAAATTGCGCAGGACCGCGCGCAAATGGGCTTCGTGTTGGTCTTTCATAAATTCTCCATCGGTTAGGTTAATTGGGTACTACGATTACAAGTATACACAATGTTAAAAGATGTGCAAGTCATCTTGTACACA